TGCAACAATGCTGCTTCTGACATAACGATTTCAGATTTTTTCTTATTAGAATAGATTTCTACTGCGGCCTTAACTCCAGAGCCAATTAAACTCCATGGAAACATAACCTAGTACCAAGTAGCTGTCTGTTTTTTTGCTTTTCCAGTACCTTTAACAGTTACTTTTTCAGAACCTTTAACAGAAGGAGTAGAAATTACTTTTCCACCTTCTGGAGTTCCTACTTCATAACCACATTTAGGCATTTTTTTATTTTTTTTCATTATTTTTTCCTCTTCTTACTCATTTTAGCTTCAGATAAAGCAATTGCAATAGCTTGTTTTGGATTTTTTACTATTTTTCCAGATTTTCCGCTGTGTAATTTGCCTTTTTTAAACTCTTTCATTACAACACCTACTTTTTTCTGTCCTTTAGTCATTTTTTTCATATTAAAACACTCCTTTTTTGTTCATGTTAGACATTTGTTGTTTAGCGATAGAAGTAGCTGCTCTTAATTCAGCTAAATCTTCATTCTGTTCTAGTTTTTCTTGTTGATTTACTTGGTTCATCATCGTTTTCATCTTCTCTAGATTCAGTTTGTTCTCATCGTCTTTTTTTCTTCTAGCATTTTCTTGTGCTTGTAGGTCTAATTCTCTAGATTTAAGTTGTGCGATAGGATCATTACCAAAGTTACCATTGATTTCTTGATCTTCTTTTTTAAATTCTTCCATCATCTCAGCAATCAATACAGCTTTTCTAGATTCAATCTTCATCGTTAATTGCATCATCATCTGTTGGATTCTAGGATCTTGCATGGCTTGTGGGTTATTTCCCATAGCTTGCATTTGCATCATTTCATTTTGGAATTCTATCTCTACTTGTTCTAATGCCATTAAAGAAATATGTTCAAATATATTCTTCTCTAAAGCACCCATGATGACAGGATTATTTCTTGCCATATTGGTTGCCATAAAATTTAAATGAGCAGTCATGTGAGCTCTGTGATCTTGTCCTTTAAACGCTTGGAAAGGGACTCCTGATAAAGAGTCAATATGTTCTAAAGCAGGATCTTTGGGTTGTGGTTGAGCAGGGGGTGTTAAAATCAAATCAATATTTTTTACACCAATCGCTTCGTACATATTTCTATACGCTTCATACAAATTATGAATTTGTGGATTCGATTGTGCTAATTGTAATTCTGTTTGAGCGATCGATATTCTTTGTGTCTGAGAAAAGATATTAGGATCTGCTACCGGTACAACATCAATCTTATCATCAAAGTCTGTTTGTTTAATATTTCTTTGTCCACCTACTACATCGTACGGATATTCCGCAGGAAGATAAGTTTTAAATACATTGACCATTAATCTAAATTCATTCTTCAATGCCGCGTATAATCTTTTATGGATAGCACTCATGGTCCGTGAACCACGTTCCAACAGCGCTACGGTCGTACCCACTGCCGCTTGTTGATTCCCATCGCCAACATTTAAATCCGCAATAGATGCGAAACGTTGACCCGCTTGTACTACGACCCCCATGAGTTGCAGTAAAGTTTGTGAAGGTTCTTTAAACGGCAACATCATAAACGAATCTCTAATATTTCCCCCTGGAGCATCTACATCTCTGAATTCTCCTGGTTGAATGCTTTGAGCATCATCTCTAATTTTAATTCCTCTTTGTTTAAAGCCTGCTGGTAAATTAGCCAGGGTTCCCGCATCAAGCAATTGTCGTAATGCTGATGTAGCAGTTCTCGATAAACCACCGATCATATGAATCAAACCAAAACCATAAAAACCTAGTCCTGGTAAAAATTTAAAGTGTACGAAATATTCAATCCTAGCTTTTAAAGGATCTGTTGGTTGATAGTTTCTTCTAATAGATAGTACTTCGGAAGATTCTAAATCTATCGTTACAATATAAGGAAGTTTAATTCCAGTTGGTTCCCCTTCGGGTCCTCGATCTTCAAAACCTTCCAAATCTAAATTTACATGACATTCTAGTAAAGTAAATACTTCCGCATCTCTTGTTTTACTTCTTCCTTCTAATTCACGTTCCTTTTTCTCCACATCTGTTTCTTGATCATAACCTGGAGTTAAAGGTATATCTCTATAAAAACCACCTACTTGTTGTTTACGTAATTCATTCTCTGACATTTTGATAACATGAATAATATCTTCTGCATCTTCTAAGGAAGTTGCAGTATAAGGAACTACTAAATCTTCTGCTGGTACAAATTTAGAAACGGTTCTTCCCAACATTGCATCAAAGTATACTTTTTTAAAAGCAGATCCTGCAAGAGGTAAATAAAATAACATTTGATCAAACTCAGGTTCATATTCTTTCATGACATCCATGATTTGATAATTCATAAAGTCTTTCACTCTATTTGCTTGTTGTTCTTTTTCTTTCGTAGACATTCCAATAGTCTGTGTTCGTACAGGTCCACCTACTGGTAATAATTCTTTGTACGCCAAAGCTTGGAACTGAGTCACGGCTTCCGCTAATACGGGGTGAGTTGCACCTGACGCACCTTGGAAAGGTTCGGTTCTATTTTCGTAATTGAATCCTAATAAATCTAATCCTGTAGTGTAGGTTTTTTCCCAATCTTTTCTAGAAGATTTATAATCCTCATAACTAGAAGTTAATTCTGAACCAAGTGGATTTAATATTTCTTCTGGCAACAGTTCTGCCAAATTATCAAAATGGTTTTCAGATTGCTCTTGGTTAAACGCTCCTGGTTCAAAATTAATTTCTACACCGCCATCTTCCGTTGGTGTAATTTCCGTTTCCCCTGGATCAGGGAGATCTTCTTTAATGTCTACTACCTCTTCCATCAAGGTTTCTTGACCTGGAATTTCAATGGTATTTCTTATATCATTGGGTAGTGATTTATCTATATCTGCCATTATTTGTCTCCTGATTTTTTAGGTAATCTTACTACTTTAACTTGTTTTAATGGAACATTCAAGCCCTGAGGCGTGGGCCCTGATTTAGGTGGTATAGTAGTAGTTAATCGTTTGATTTTATTCATTAGTAATAAATTCTTTTTCTTTGATACTGAACTTCATCTTTATAATCTTCTGGGTGAGAAAGCAATCCCCCTTGTCTAAATCTCATAATAGCTTGAGTCATAGAATCTACTAAGTCATCATGATCCCCATAAGGAAAAGCAGCACATTCTTCAATTACTTCTTGAGCAAATTGTTTATCTTTAGGTGCCCAAACCATTCCTGATTCAAATAAAGGAGCAACAGAGTTTACTCTAGAGTGTTTATCATTTCCTTTAGAAGGAGAAAAATTAACAACAGGAATTCCCATAGCTCTTAGTTCATAGGTAAGAGGAAGTCCAGATGCTTTAGCTTCCACTAGTACCGTTTCCGGTTGCCAGTAGTCATACTGTTCCTTGGCCACGCGCCGGAGATCAGGGAACTCGAGACGATCTTTGATTGCGTCTAATAAAATTATCTGTTGAGGAGAGTCTTCATTCTCTCTAAAAATTCCCCAAGTTGTAATAGCAGAATAGTCTGCTGTTTCTTTTTTCATAAAAGCTGTATCATAACTTTGGATCACATGTTCTAAAGCAGGCATGTAATCATGTTCCCAATTCTGCCACCATTCTCTTTTGATAATAGCTCCTTCTTCTGAAGTTGGATCTTGCATGTATTGAGCATTCCATTTATTAATTCCAGCTGAAGCTTTTACAGCAAGTAAATCTTCTAACTTCCAATATTCAGGCCACACGGGATCACCTTCTGGTAAGATAGCTGGAAACTCTACTACTTCCCATTGATCTGCTTTTTCTTCTTTAGCACCTGCATTAATTAATTGAGCTGTTAAATCTTTGGTTGACCATCTAGTCATAACCAAAACAATTCTACCACCTGGTTGTAAACGTTGTCTTGGTCCTGAAGTATACCATTCATATGCTTTATCAAAAGCAGTAGTAGAATAAGCATCTTGCTCTGAATGTGGATCATCTATGATAAGTAAGTCAGCACCTCTACCTGTTACCGCACCCTGGACACCGACTGCAAAGTATTCACCACCTTGTTCGGTTTCCCAACGTCCTGCTGCTTGTGAGTCTTCTCTTAATCTTGTTTTAAAAACATTTTTATATTCTTCTGAGTCCATTAATGTTTTTGCTTTTCTACCAAATCTAACTGCAAGTTCTGCAGTGTGGGTTGCTTGAATAATTTTTAATTTAGGATCATTACCAATCATCCATGCTGGCAAGAAGTAAGATGCAAATTCTGATTTAGTATGCCTAGGTGGCATATTGATAATAAGTCTTTTTAATTCACCTGTTCTTAAACGGTTAAATTTATCTGCTATAATTTTATGATGATCGCCTTCTATGAATTCAGGCCAAATGTATTTTACAAAAGTTAAAAAATCAGAACGAATAGAAGCTTCTTGCTTTTTCTTTGCACTATTTAAAATATCTAATTTTAACTGTCTCCTGACTTTAGCGTCAGTAATCTGATTTATTTTTTCTATATCTAGCATAATGTTAATTATGGTACCTTAAAAATTTTTTATACCCTCCCCCCTCTAAGAAAAAAAGTTATAAAAATATCAATGGTGAAAAACTTTATAACACACTTAACTGTATAAATCCAACACTATAGGGATAGGTTAGGATCCCTATTTATTTTTTTGTACCCCTCCCCCCTCTTGCAATAAAAGTATTAGTAGATTGGTCTGGTACCTCTATAGACAATGGGTGGGTCCCGCCCACATGCACTTACCACGAGTGTGTGTCCTTTATGCAACAGTGTTGCCACAGTGCAACAGTGCGCATATCAGCGCACTGTGCATTATTATCTTGACTTAGTTTATACTCTTATTTCTTTTGGTTGCTCTATTCTATGGAATGGCTTCCAGTTTATATTGTACTCAACATCGCGTTCTAATGCTCTTGCACAGTTCATCATGAACTTATGTCTGGTTAGATTGTCTCCATTGATCTGTAAACCAATGTACTTCTCAAATAACTTTATTGCATCAGCTGCTGTTTGTTGTGCATCAACACGATGATATGCAACTTTGTTTAAGAAAGTATATCTGAATACCAGTTCATTAATATTACTCTTCTTAATTTCTTTAACACCAAGACCTACTAATAAAAAACCCATGTGATCACACTCTTTATGATCAAAGTCTTTCTTGTTAAAGTTTTTACATTTATCTCTGTAAACATATAACGGCATATTTTCTCCTTGTTAAGTTATGAATTCATTATGCATTTTCCAATTCAAATTGAAATGGTCAAAAGTGTCGCATGTGCCCTGGCTCTTGAACCATGAACCAGGGACATACTTATAACTTAACTACCTACACAACCCACACAGTAACGATCATCTCTTACAGATATCTCGTCGGGTCTCATGTACTGCTGACAATCATTACATTGTATATGATACATGACTACCTTGTTGGTTTGTTTCTTAGGCATATTTAAACTTCGGTCTATTGTTTCCATTACACCAAAGTCAAATTCTAATTGTTCTGCTATCATTTTCTTTCTCCTTTGTTTTTAGTTTTTTAAATAAGTCCAAACAGTAATTTCACCTGTGCCGTCACACTCATCACAAGTACTTTCTGCGTTTGTTTCTTCACCTGTTCCGTCACACTTGTCACATATTTCATATTCGTAACCGAAAAAGTCTTGAGTTATTTTTGTATCTGTTTTCATAGCTTATCCCTCACCATGATATCCGCAAAGGATATCGCTGTTAGTATGAAGAAGCCGACTGTTAAAATTATTCCAATTTCTTCTGGAAAATATTTATATTGATGCAACACTATTGTTGACACCGACAACCAGAAAAAAAACAATGTTCTAATTAAGTACCACATGTTATTACCTTTCGTTTATTAAGTTATGCAATCAATATAATTCCTATTAAAATAAAAAGCTATTGGCCAAAACGTCGCACCTTTATTTTTTTATTATTTTTTTTGGGTGGGTCCCGCCCACATGCACTTACCATGGTGCGACACTTTGTCGCACCATGATTAATTAAATTAATTAGTTAACTGTTTAGTTTCGGTACTCGGAATTCCACAAGGTATTTGTGCGGACTTACAAATACTTTGAATGGCCTTTAACCAATCAGTTGAGATCATATCGCTGTGCATAATATCCATGGCACGCTCTTTATCATCTCTTAATTGTTTTATTTCTTTACCTGCTTTGGACTCTATGTATTTTTTCTTAGTCTCATTATAGCACGCTTCCTCTATCGCTTTTATATATTTATTATGTATATCATACACCTCTTTATCATCGCGATCAAAGCTACCTAGACTTGGTATGGATATATCCCATGCCCTCTTTTTAGCCCACTCATCTAGGTTATCAGATACTTTTTCAATTGCCTTTTCAAAGGCAATTTTTAAGTCTGCTTCTTTATCTGTTTTTTGTTTTATGTATTGCTGATATGCTTTTTGTTTAGACGCTAAGTCTTTTAACATATTATCTAGCTTTAAACTTTTCTTAAAACTAGGTACATTTTTTTCAGCGTCTTTTTGTATTTGGAAGTGGTGCATTGTTTCCAAGTCTTGTTTTCTTTTTGAAAACTTTAAAATTAACTTAGACTTCCAATACTCTCTTACTTCTTTTGGTACTACTTTACTCATGTTTCACTCCTTGTTAAGTTTGATAGATACTTGCACTACTGCAAGTAATTTTACAATCTGCCAAAACGTCGCACTTTTTATTTTTTTATTTGGGTGGGTCCCGCCCACAAGCTCTTCTCTCCCTGCGTCAATTTGTCAAATGGTTT